AGCGGAAAAGGATTTTATCAAAAATCCACCAAAGCCTATTAGCCCATTGAACAGACGATCAAGAATATACATGGCTTATAACTTTGGGGGGAACAAACTCCTTAGGCAGTTGGAGTTTGCTAAAGCCGCAGGAGCAGACATTTACAATGACGATCCCAGAGTCTTTATAAATTTCCGAGCACCTAAGGGTACTCCTGGTGCTATTTACGATGGTTACTTTTTTCCTAAAGAGACAAGGGATTATGGGCTCGTAGTTCCTGGCGTCATAAAAGCTGATCCCAATAGGTTGCCTAAAGAAATCTATGAAAAGTATTACAATCAGAAATGATTATCTTTGACCCATGGCAACACTTACACTGACCATTAAGGAAGACCTTGTCATAAACGGCAAGCAACAGGGCACATCTAATGTGACTGACATCACAGGGATCAACAACGTTTACAACAGAGTATACGTGATTGACAGCACAGAGGATACTGTTCTTGACTTTCAGGCAGATAGATCTAATGGCGGTAGCGTAGAGGATGAAACCCTTAAATACGCTCGTTTTACCAGAACGGACTCCAACACAGCAAACACTGTTGACTTAAGAGTTCAATCTACAGTAGACAATAAGGAGTTCATTATTAGACTTAGCGCAGGAGAGAGCTACATCATGTTCTTTGATTCTATCGACGCCGAGTCTGTTAGCGCATCTATTGGTGGAGGCTTTTCTGCCAGTCAAATTGACGTAATAAAAGCTATCTGCTCTGCGGCAGATGGCGCAACACTTGAAGTTCTAGTAGCACAATCATAAGTTATGAAAGCAACAAAACAAAAAATGCCTGGTGGGGGGCACATGAAAAAGCCCATGATGCCTGGTGGCGGCATGATGAAAAAGCCTATGTACTCTATGGGTGGCAAGATGTATGCTGACATGGGAGCCATGATCAAAGCTGAAGGCCGCACGGCACAAGCAGGAGCCCTTTTCAATGCACTTGTAAAGAAGATGGGTAAGTCTGCAGCTCACGAGGCTGTTGACAAAGCAAAGTAAAGCTCATGAGGCCCAAGAAAAAAAAGAAGTATCAGGAAGGGGGACCTATGGGTCCTGAAGCAGTAGCCGATCCTGCTCTTGCACCATCCAACTTAAGCGCTTCTCAGCAGCTTTATGGATTCGAGGAAGGTCCTGTACAGATGAGGCCTGACCTCTTGATGGACGCCTTGCTTCTTATGAAAGAGGCTCCAGGTTTGGTGATGTCTGGCGTTAGGGCACTCAGAGGCTCAGGCGCAAAAGCTGCAATGGGTCAGCTTGACGAAGCGTCGTCTGCTTTTCTGAAAAAGTTTGATGACTATGACGAAGCCTTGAAGAATTATCAGGGTTCAAACATGCCAGACTTCCCGTTTGATGACGCAGAAGAAGTTTTAGGTTTTACTAGACTTGCAAGAAGTGGTGTTACCCCAGAGGCACTTAGAGCTGCTGGAAAGAATCAAGCAGCCACTGCTATGAAAAACCTTATTGACGATGGGGTGATTGATGTTTCAGAAGCTGGATTGAGAAGAGCTACTGCCGCAGCTAGAGCAGAAGCCAGCATGCCTAGAACTCCTAGCATTGCAGAAGCAAGGGCTCAAGGCGAAGCTACTAGCGCCGCTATGCAAGATCTTATCAGAAGGTCGCAACAGCCTGGTGCTAAAACAATATTCAATAGATGAAGCTTTGCAAGAATCTTTCTCTTTCAGAAGTGACAAAAAGCATCACAGCCAGAAGACTTGGAATAGACAACACACCTGATGAGTGGACTACAGAGAATTTACGTAAGACTGCAGAGAATATATTTCAACCTCTTAGGGACGCTTTCAAGTGTCCTATATACGTGTCAAGCGGCTATCGTTCGAGTGACCTCAATGCTGCTATCGGCGGTTCGAGGCGCAGTCAACATGTGGAAGGAAGAGCACTCGATCTTGACGCTGATGTATTCAAGAGGTGTACAAACAGTCAGATCTTCAACTGGATACGAGAGAACCTTGAGTTTGATCAACTCATTTGGGAATTTGGTGATACAGATAATCCTGATTGGGTTCACGTTTCTTACGTTCACGACGGGTTTAATCGTAAGAGGTGTCTCAAAGCTTGTCGTGATGATAAGGGGAAAACGTACTACGAAGTGATATTTGGAAAACAACTATAATATGTTAGGACTAGGATTATCTTCAGGTAAAAGTGATTTTTTTCAGCCCATCGTCATCAACCCAACTTTAATTGCTTCTTATGATTTAAATAGTGGGACGGGCACTGGCAGAAGCAGATCGTCTTTGCCTACTGGATGGGCCGTTAGTGCAAATGGTGACTTCACTCTGTATGGTAGCACAGTAAATGATGCTATGGATGTCGTGCCTGATTCAAGTTCGGCTGGGTGGTTTATTAATACCGAAGGCACTGCGAGTGGCAGCACTGGTCCAAATGGTGCTCACGCTGGAGGTCCTGATTCATTGGCTACCACAATAACTAGTGGCGCTCGATCAACAACAAATGACAACAGCGACAGATATCTTTACTATGAAGCTAGTGGGTCTGGTCAGGCTAGCAATGACGTTAGAAGACACGTCATTAGAACTAATGAACTTGACTTTAGTAGCTTCACTAATATCACAATGACTTTTTGGTTCCACGCTCATGGACTTCATTTTGGAAACAACAGAGGGGTTGGAGTTGCCGCTACTACAAACGCAACGTCTGCCAGCAGTGCTCATCAAGCTGGTACAGGATTGGGATTTACAAGCGACACAGCAGGTGGGGCAACAATAGCATATACTGATCAAGGTGGAACCTCTCGAAATGTCGTTAGAATTGGAGATAGTGGTGAGGTTCAGGACCTCCAGGATGACGACTGGATAAAAGCAACTGTTGATTTAAGTAACGCAGCTGGTCAAAGTAGTGTGTACATACACTTTGGTATGTTTACGAGTCACGAAGCTTCTAGCAATAATTTTCAGCAAGACCTGGCTATTGACAGCATAGCCATAATAGGTTCATAAACGATTTGTCTCTAACTCCCTGTAAAAGGCCTGCACTAACAAGCGGGCCTTTTGCGTAAGCGCATATCTTACCCTGTAATTAAATTTTGTTTCACTTCTAAACAGGTGATCTTCTCTTGTTTTACTTGGGGTCAGCTTATCAAAGTGCTTGTATATATACCCTTCTTTCATAAGCGGGTATATGTATCTATCCCCAATTTTTTTTTCTGTGGCTCCGTAATCCTTTGATGCGTGTTTGATTGTAAAGAATTCTAGGTCGTATGCCCACAGCATAAAGTGCAGTTCTTTTTCAAAGATATCTTTCTTAGTGCAAAAGCTGCTGAACGTAGCCCTGAGGTACTTTAGGTAGTTTGTTTTTATGTACCTTTGATTTAGCTTCGAGAACTCTCGAAACATCTTCTTTCGTGAAACAGAACTTTTTGGCATTGAAATGAATTTTGAAGACAAAGATAACCTTACATCATTCCTCTTAGAAATTCAGAAACTGCAGATGAAAATAGAAAGCACTGTCAAAGAGTATGGTTATGAAGACTCTATCATATCACTTAGCCTGTGTGGTGTGGTAATAGAAGAAGATGGTGAGGACCACCTTAAAGCCATCTATGGCTACAACATACCAAATTCAGATACGCTTGAAGACATACTAGAATTTATTAGAGAATCATATGGCCCAGACGATAGCGATGATCTTAACGACATGCTAAATGATCTTGGCATATCAATGAATTAAAATGGAATACGGACTTATTAGAAAGGTCGTGATTGGTCGCGATCCAAAAGATGCTATGGCATATTATGTGGGGATGAGGGCTGGCAAAGGATTTATCTCAGCCATTGTGCCTGACGAAAGATTTCAACATCATTACGGCAAGACGAGATATCTTATCTATATTGAGACTGACAGTGACACAAGGCTGTGGAAATCTATAGATTCTATGCCATGTATTGTTGAGTACGACCTTAACTTCTGATGACAAGAGAGAATCTTTTTACAAAGGGCGGCGAGTTCAATCTTCCCAACGGAACTAATTACAAGGGTAAGTACCATGTGCATGTTTCTAAGGGAGCTATGGTTGGTGCAGAGCACTCTCCTGAGTATCATGATTCTCTTACCCCAGCTAATGTGGCTTCTGCAAAAAAAGTCATTTCTATAATGAATGAGCTTCAAGAAGAAAGAAGAGCTCCGCGTCGCAGACAGCCTCGTCGACAGATTATGTCACAAAGAACAAATACGCCCACGCCACGTCGAGCTCCGTCTCGCGCAGCACGATCTCGCACTTCTAGTAGAAGACGTGGATCTAGCGGTGGCGGCGGGTACTAATTAAATACAATGAAAACACTTAACATTTTTGTTGTTGAGCTAGACAAGCTTATCAACGACACCATCGACGTAGGTGGCAAAGAACTGTTTATCGACACTCGCTTTGAGATGGGAGAGTTTAATAACAGGGTTAATGAAGCCCCCGTTGTTTGCGGCCCAGCTAAATATGACACAGGGGTCAAAGAGGGTGATACACTTTACTTTCATCACCACGTAGTTATCCAAGGAGGTCAAAAACTTTTTGGAGAAGATTACACTGACAAAAACTACATATGCATGTACAATCCGTTTGAGGATTCTTGCATGGCAAACCAAGCAATAGCATACAAAAAGAAAGATAGTGGAGAGATAAACGTGATTGGTCACTGGATTATTCTTGAAGAGTATTACGACGAGAAAGAAAATAGGTCTGAGATTATTGAGGAGGTAGACCTGAAAGACAAAAAACTTTTCAAGGGTAGGCTTGCCTTTGAGTCAGAGGCAAGTAAAGATCTTGGTATTAAGATTGGTGAGATAGTAGCGTTTAAAGAAGGTATTGCCTACCCGTTTAATATGGAGGGCAAGAAGTACATCCGAGTTCCTAAATCTCTTGTAGACTATGTCCAGGAAGAAGTTCACGACGCTTGAGGCGTCAAAAAGACTTATGGACAGTATGGCCATAGCAATCGACAATATGATTGAAGAGGTCAAGAAACCAGTTGATCAAGAGATAACTGGGTCTGCGAGAAAGGCAGAGCTTCAGTCAATAAAGCAGACTGCTGTCGATGCCAAAGAGCTAATCATAGAGCGACAGCGACTTGAGCAAATGATTAAAGATCTTGAAACTAACGGAGGGATAGAAGAGGCTAAGGACTACTCAGGAGGATTTGCTGAGCGATTTTCTAAGTGATGCCCTACAAGCACGCAGCAAAAAGAAAGGCCTATCAGAAGTTGTATCAAAAGCAGCATTACGAAAACAATAAGGATTACTATAAAGACAAGGCTCATCTACACAACAAGTCTACTAGAAAGAGAAACAAAAACTTTGTAAATAGATACAAGTCCTTTTGTAAGTGCGTTGATTGCGGTGAGTCTAACCTAGTCGTTCTTGAGTTCGATCATGTTCAGGGTGAAAAGCTTGCAAATATAGCTGACATGGTACACCAATCCTATTCTATGTCAGCAATAAAAGATGAGATAAGAAAATGCGATGTTGTATGCGCAAATTGCCACAGGGTCAGAACTTACAATCGTAGAAACTAACCGCGAGTATCCCCTCAAGCTTATACCTTGTAGAAAGGGTAACTGGTCACATGTGGGTTCAAGTCCCACCTTGCGGACTATCTAAATATAGATACGTTGCCAGCCATGCTCACAACTTTTTGACTCCCCCAAGTTGACCCCTGAATAACCCATGTGTAAACTCCGTCAGGAACAAAATACTCTAACTTTTCCCCTATCCACTTGTCGTTAGGGTCGTAGCTTATCCAAACTAAAGTGCCCCATCTGTTATACACGCGGCACTCCCACTTCCACCAACAATCCTGCTTTGTTATGGGTCTCCAGATATCGTTGATACCATCATTGTTTGGCGTAAACGCATTTGGAACGTAAATAGATGGGTCGTTACAATCAATGTCTAAGTCGTTGTCATCTGGAGGATATATGCAGTCACCTTCTATAGTGCATTCCTCACAGTAGTTGAGCGCGTCAGGATCTAAACACCCCTGATACACGCAGCTGCCGTCATTTATCGTAGCGGTTCCGTTGTAGTTGTATGCGAACATGTCTGTGCATCCGTACACTATTGGAGGTGGTGGTGGCGAACAAGCACCATTTAGAGACCACATGATCCAGTTGTTCCATACATCTTCATCTGGATACGGGAACCCACCGAGTCCGCTGCCGCCTGTTATGTCCTCGCTGTCATTTATCTGCCACACAGTTATTATAACGCACTCCATGAAGTACGCTGCGCTTTGCATTACATCAATCCAGCAGTCTGCAGATCCAGATCCAGCCCAAGGCGTCTCTGCAAGATTAAAAGTAACAGTGTCGCCCGTCTGAAGTATGTCGTCTTCACCCTCGCCTATGTCGAATCCAGGAAAGTCCAAGGGGAATATTAATTTAGCCCAGCCGTCCTCATAGAAACAAGGAAAATCATCTTGTATATCTTCTATAGGCGGAGTAAAAGATAGGGCAAGCAAGAACTCTCCAATCGAGTCTGAGGGGGTCCCGCAGTACCCTCCGTTGACAGCAATTGTCATGTCCGTGGAGATAGGATTGAATCCAATAATCTCTATGTCGCACTGACCCCAACTCAACAGTGGAATTAAAAACCATATAAACTTTTTCATTGCACAAATACTTTCTTAGTCACCCTACCCCATTTGAGAATGTATACACCAGTTGCAAGATTATGGACTGGCCCTCTAACTTGCCTGCCAGTAATGTCGTAAATTTGAGGTGGACCCCCTCCGAAAATGCCATTAGATGATGCTACGGTAAGATCTTTTAGCATTCCAATTGACAAGTCTTGCTCTACTGGGCATTCATCTCCGATTTCAGTAAGAACATACAGCAAGTCAAAAACATTTACTACCCCGTCATTGTTCGGATCTGTTTCGCAATCTCCCTGACAGCCCCACTCACCCACCATGTAAATAATATCCCCGTTACCCACGGTACCGTTGCCATCAAAGTCTAAGGGGCATGGGTCGATGTCAATACAAAAGGTCTCCTCCCATACAGAGAATTGAGCGCCGTAACCCGTGGTAAATACGGTGTCAGCACCGATGGTTGCTGTAATCCCGTCTGACCCAATATCGCATACTCCATCATTATTAAAATCAATTTGACAGAAGCCATCTCCGTTTATGTCTGTTATAACCACTTCATAGCATCCGTTGAAAACGCAAACCTCATAGGCAAATGGACCTGACTGAAAAGGATAGTTCCCATCACCTATTACTTCCTCTCCAAAAGAGTCGTATATCACCCAGTCAGTCTCATTAGCCCAAACATCTGTATCTACTAAGATTTCCATCAAATCTCCGTCATCGGTAGATATGGGCCACCATGCATAGTCATTGTCAGCATACTGATCTTGAGAGCTGATAGTCTGCACTTCGAACTGCTGAGCTCCATCAACAAACACCTCTTCAAAAAGAACAGACTGTACACCAGGAACAATGTCGTAGATATACTCTATATATTCGTTTCCATTGCAGTATAGCTGAACCTCTACGAGGTCAATAGGAAGAACTCCTTGATTCACGACATCAATCCAGATGTCCTGGTATGGGGTGCACCATGTATCTTGATACAGTGCTGTTAGTGGAGTTACGTCGTAGTCTACAACAGGAACGCAAGACAGGTTGTCTACGAGCTCAGTCCTGAGAGTTTGAATCTGCTCGTGCATGCGCTCTGACTGACCAACAGTAAAGCTTTCTTTGCAAGACTCAACTGTATAGTCCATGAAGTTCTCTGTCAGGGCATCAGGGCAAACAGGGTTGTCACACCCAGTGTTAGACTGAGTTGGCGGTGTGTCGCACACTTGGTCTCCCTGAGTTTCACAGTTTGTTTCAACACAATCGTTGCTATTGGAGAAGGTATGATAGAGTGAAAGGTGGTGACCAACCTCATGTACACCAGTGAATCCAAGTTCACGGCCTGGCTTAAGAGTACCCACTGTTCCTGTTACGTTGTACAAACAAACTACACCGTCTCGGCAGTCATTGGTTGGACCTAGGTATGCAAAGCCTTGAATACCGTTGCCCCCGTCATTGCCGTTGATTTCAGAAACAATGTAGTAGTTGATGTACTCGTCAGGATTCCAGCACCCAGACTCAACCTTAACCTGAAGCTGGTCAGCCCCTATACCTTGACCGTTGCTGATTCCGTTGATCATGTACTCGTTGTTTGAGCTCATGTCTGTTCTTGTAATCCCGTTGGTTGGGTTTCCATCAGGGTCGCGCACAGCCAAACAAAACTGAATTTTGCTATCTTCAAACTCTTCGTTTAGTACATCAAGCTGAGAAAGTATTTGCTCGTCAGAAATGTTGGTCTCTGATGTAAGACCAGTGTGAGCCACATGAAACACGATGGGTAGTGTAACGGTTTCGATGTCATCAAGGTCTAACTGCAACCTGTTGATCCCCATAGTTTTAACTTTTGGAATTAACATAGAGCATGGCTCTTGAGCGTGTAAAATGCTGGTGTATGCGAACACCATAAAGAATAGTTTTTTGTACATGGGACAAAGATACCTTATCTTTGAATGATTCATTTTATGTCGGCCGCCCTTGTAGCTCAACAGGATAGAGCAGCGCACTTCTAATGCGCAGGTTTCAGGTTCGAGTCCTGACAGGGGTACATAATTTAATTTAAATGGCAAAGAAAGTAGTTTCAACCTACCAGAAGAAAAGGGTTCGTCGTAAAGGAGTTCACGCTAAGACAAAGAGCTCTAAGAACAAAAACTCTAAGAGCTACAAGAAGCCTTATGCCTCTCAGGGCCGATGAGCGTTCTTGTAGACATAGATGAATACAATGATCCAGGGATTAAGATTTGCCCCAACGGTACGGAGGGTGAAGTTGTTGAACTTGGTGGGCTGGTCATTGTTCTTCCCGCTGTCCCTTCCAAAAAGAAAATTCATGGACATGGCAAGTCAAACCGCATGCAAATGTGGGAAAGGGCTCCTATGCCAGACGAGCTGTCTAGGATTAGGTCTATGGATGAGTGGGCAGAGATGCCAAGGGAGTTCAGACAAAAGTTTTCTCCGTATATCGAAGAAGAGTTTCGCCGTAGGCGTGAGGGCTTTTGGTTTTTCAATAATGGTGTCCCTACATATATTACGGGCAGGCACTACATGATGCTTCAGTGGACTCGGATGGACATAGGTTATCCGAGCTTTCTTTCATTCCAAAGAGATATTTTCGTACATTTAGCAGCGTGTGAAGCAGACCCAAGATGCATTGGGCAGCTTTATACAAAGTGCAGACGTAGTGGGTATACAAATATCTGCTCGTCTGTACTTCTAGATGAAGCGACACAAGTCAAGGATAAACTTCTTGGCATCCAGTCAAAGACTGGTAAGGACGCTCAAGAAAATATATTCATGAAGAAGGTGGTGCAGATGTTTCGTCACTACCCTTTCTTCTTTAAACCCATTCAAGATGGAACGACCAATCCACGCATGGAGCTGGCTTTTCGCGAGCCCTCTAAGAGAATCACGAAGAAGAATAAGACTACGCAGACGGGCGAAGCTCTTAATACGGTAATAAACTGGAAGAACACCACCAACAACGCATACGACGGGGAAAAACTACATATCTTATACCTTGACGAGGCGGGCAAGTGGGAAAAGCCCACAGACATTAGAGACGCTTGGAGGATTCAAAGAACCTGCCTTATTGTGGGTAGGAAGATTGTCGGTAAGGCCTTGGTAGGCAGCACCGTAAATCCCATGGACAAAGGGGGCAAGGAATACAAAGAGCTGTGGAGAGACTCCGATCCTTTTGAGCGCAACGCAAACGGAAGAACGAGAACAGGTCTTTACAGACTGTTTATTCCAGCATATGAATCTCTTGAGGGATTCTTTGATGTTTATGGAAACCCCGTTATAGATCAGCCTGAGTCTGCCGTAGAGGGTGTAGACGGAGACATGATATATCAGGGGGCGAAGGTTTACTTAAAAAACGAAAGAGATAGCTTGAAGCATGATGCCTCAGAACTTAACGAGGTTATTAGGCAGTTTCCATTCAGTCAGGATGAAGCTTTTAGGGACAGCATAGATGGCAGCATATTTAATGTTGGTAAGATCTATGAACAGATGGATCACAACGAAGAGTTGTTTCCAAACCCAGTGGTGACTGGCAACTTCATTTGGAAAAATGGGGTGCAGGATAGTGAAGTTGTTTTCTCTCCAGACCCAAGGGGTAAGTTTAATATCTCATGGTTGCCTCCAAAGGAGTTAAGAAACAAAAAGAAATTTGATCAGGGAAAGCTGGTCGCACCTAATGCAGAGCTGGGGGTAGGCGGGGTTGACTCCTACGACCTTGACGCCACCGTCGATGGACGGGGGTCGAAAGGAGCGCTACACCTGTACAACAAGTTTCATATGGAGCACCCATCAAACATGTTTGTATTGGAGTATGCGTCCCGTCCGCCTTTGGCTAAGATCTTTTATGAAGATGTACTTATGGCTGCGTTCTATTACGGATACCCTATCCTCATTGAAAACAATAAGTATGGCATTGCAAGATACTTTGAATCAAGAGGTTACGATGGATACTTAATGGGTAGGCCACGGCACCTAAGCTCTCCAAATGCAAAGGTCAATGTTAAAACAAAGGGAATACCATCAAACTCACAAGAGGTTATTCAGGCTCACGCTCACGCAATAGAATCTTACATCCATGACCACGTTGGATTCAATTCAGAAACAGGTGAGTCTGGAAACATGTACTTTAACGAAACCCTTGAGGATTGGATTGGATTCAAGATTGACAATCGCACAAAGTTTGACTTGACAATAAGTTCTGGACTTTGTCTTCTTGCCGCACAAAAAGTCAACAAGAAAAAAAAGAAGTCTGACTTTTCTGAACGAAAGTTTTTCAGGAGATACAAGCCAATTCAGTCAGAATAGCGACTTTCTTATATTTGCAGAAATGAATAAGTTTGGCTAAATGTATAGCAAAAACAAAAACACCCGTGGATTCCCTGATCCCCTAGCAAAACAGGAGGTAAAAGCCTCAAAGGAATACGGGCTGAAGTACGCAAAGGCAATTGAAAATCAATGGGGAGATTTTGCTAATTCGGAATCGCTATACAGGCGCAGGAACAAGATCTTTGAAAAGAACAGAGAGTATGCAAATGGTACACAAGATACTACCATTTACAAGCAGCTGTTGAATTCTTTGGACCCAAACAATGCTGATGGGTCTCTAGTAAACCTGGACTACACTCCAGTTCCAATCCTTCCTAAGTTTGCAAAGATAGTTTCTAACAAGATACTGTCAAGAAACCCATACCCAAATCTTGAGGCAATCGACCCTATCTCTTCTTCTGAAAAGAATAATGAGAAAAACAGGATTCGCAATCAAGTAAAGATGAGGGAAAAGCTTCAGTCTCTTAAGCAGATGACTGGTGGTCTCGTTCTTGATCAAGACCCAGATAAGTTGCCAGAAACTTTAGAGGAGGCAGAGATTCTCATTGACACCAATATCAAAACAGATGCAGAGATGGCGGCTCAAGTCGCAACAAATCTCACGCTGTCTTGGAATGATTTCAATGACAATACGTACAGGAGATCTGTCAATGACTTGACTGCTCTTGGGATGTCTGTGGTAAAGAGAAGCAATGACCCTAACTACGGCATTAAGGTTGACTATGTTGATCCCATTGACTTCATCCACAGCTATACCGAAGACCCTGGTATGAATGACTTGATGTATGCGGGTCACATGAAAAGAATATCAATCTCAGAACTTAAGAGACTTGCTGGGGATCAGTTAGAGGAAAAGGATTACGAAGAGCTGGCAAAAACGTCAACCAAGTATCAATACGGCTCAGGAAACAAAGGATACTTTGACAGCACGTCGAACAGGATGAAGTACGAGTACGACGATTACATGATCGAAGTTCTTGAGTTCGAGTTTATGTCTGTCGACTGCATACACTACGAAGAAAAAGACAACCGTCACGGAAACACTGGCTTCTATCACCAGGGCTTTAAATACAAAGAAAGAGCTGGTGGCGTTTTCGAAAGAAAGCCTCACAAGATGGAGGTCTCTATGGTTTACGGTGGCGTTTACATTACTGGAACTAAGCATATTTTTAACTACGGAATGAAAACAAACATTCCTAGGAATATGCACGACTTGAGTAGGTGTAGGCTTTCTTACTCTGCGGTTAGCACGAATATGCGTCGTATGATTCCTAAGTCTATGGTCAACAGCTGCATAGGCTTTGCTGATATGCTTCAGCTTACGCACCTTAAGATCCAGCAAGCTATTGCAAAGGCTAAACCTGACGGTTTGATTATTGACATTGAAGGTCTTGAAAATGTACAGCTTGGCAACGGTGGGGAACTTCAGCCTCTAGACCTCCACGACATCTACGAGCAGACAGGTGTTTTCTATTACAGAAGTAAGAACCCAGAGGGTGGTTTCCAAAACCCTCCAGTTAGAGAGATCGGTAATAGCATTCGAAACATCAATGAGCTTGTTGGTCTTTACAATCATTATCTAAGAATGATTCGTGACACCACAGGTATTAATGAAATGATGGATGCTTCAACCCCAAAGGGTGACACTCTTGTTGGGGTGCAGCAGAATGCAATTGCTGCAGGTAACAATGCGATTTACGACATTACCAATGCAGCCATGATTCTTTTCAAAAAGACATGCGAAGACATTGTAAAGTGCTTGCAGATTATTCCACTTGAGTCTGTATTGTTTAAAACGTATACCAACGCTATTGGAAAAACGAACATGGACATTCTGTCTTCGTTCAGCGATCTGCCTATGTACAACTTTGGAGTAAGGGTTGTAAAAGAAATGGAGGATCAAGATAAGATTTATCTTGAGCAAAGTATTCAAGCTTCTCTTGCTCAAAAAGAAATTGATTTAGAAGATGCAATTGCTATCAGGTCTATTAAAGATATTACGCAAGCAGAGAGACTGTTGGTTCTCAGAAGAAAAAAGAGAATCGAAAGAATGCAAAAGCAAGCAGCTGAAAACGCAAGGGTCCAGGCTGAACAAGCTCAGGCAGCAGCTCAATCAGCTTCTCAAGGAAGAATGCAAGAACTGCAACTGCAAAGTCAGCTTGAAGCACAAACAATGCAGATGAAAGCTCAGATCGAAATGCAGATGGAGCAAGTCAAGCACGAGTATCGAAAGGAAATTGAGATGATTAGAGCTCAGGCTACACTTGGGTTTAGAACTGAAGAACAAGAATTTAAAGAAAAGCTTGAGGTTCTAAAAGAAGACAGAAAAGACGATAGGGTAGAGAAGCAAGCTATCGAGCAGAGTAAGCTTATTTCTCAGAGAAAAGGCAAAAGGCAAGAACTACAGGAGCAACCAAAGGAATCAGTAAACCTATCACAACTAATCTGACATGGCAAAAAAAGTAAACCTTGACGTAAGTGAACGTCTCGACATAACATGCAGAAGGGGTGACTCCTTTTCTATCACGCTTACCCTAAAGGATTCTTCTGGCACGGCACTCCCACTTGCCACGGATAATTACTCGTTTGTAATGCAAGTGCGCACTGGCATTAATGCATCTAAAGCAAAAGGAACTGCTGGACTTGTTCTTTCTACACAAGAGCTTGGGCCAAAGGCTATTGGCAGAGACGGCGTTCAAAGATCTTTTGAACCGTTTGTTGTTGACAACAGTGGCAATCTTACTATAAGTGCTACTGCAGAAACGATGAGAAAAATTCCTGGCGGACTTTATGTTTATGACATTCAGCAGATTAAGCCAAATACTACAACAGGTGTAGACGAACATACAACTATCCTTAAGGGTAACTTTAGAGTTAACGAGGATGTCAGTGATGCTACTCCAGAGGCTAGACGATGAGCGTATCTGTAACAACAGCTGCAGGAAATACTGTAAGCGTAAGCGTAAACGGAGGGTCTACTGTAAATCTGACCACTACTACGTCTTCCGTTTCAGTATCTAACTCTCTGCCAAGTAGTATAGCAGTAACTGAAAAGGGACCGAAAGGGGATACGGGTGCTACAGGCATACAAGGTCCTGCTGGTCCAACAGGAGCGACGGGAGCTACTGGCGCAACAGGTCCTCAGGGGGCGACGGGAGACACAGGACCTCAGGGACCTACTGGACCACAGGGGCCTGCTGGATCTGATGGTACATCACCAAATGCGTTTACTACTATCTCTGTTGCTGGTCAAGATAATGTTGTAGCTGATGCAACTGATGATACTTTGACTATAGCTGCTGGATCTAATGTTACCGTAACAACCAATGCTTCAAGTGATACTGTAACCATAGCGTCGTCAGATACTAACACAAACATTTACGACACTGATGGAGCTCTTACTGGAAACAGGACTATTGACTTAGGATCTAATAGTTTGACATTTGATTCAGGTGCCACATCTGGAGTGGCCTCTATAAGTAATGTTGGTGATGGTGTTTTTAGAAGGGGTGTTAGAGTTCAGGGCACCGCTCAGGGTGCATCTTTTTTTTTAGAAGAGGCATCGGCCAATGGCACGAACCATGTTCGTTTAAATTGTCCAGATAGTTTAGGCTCTGATGTGGAATTTACTCTTCCATCCGCTGACGGCACAAGCGGTCAATTGATGTCTACAGATGGAAGTGGTAATTTGTCATTTATTACAGCGTCAGATGGTTGGCATGGTTCAACGACAAGAATTAAGTTATTGCCTAGAGACTTTATTGCTGATGATGGTGGTAGGCCCCTTATGATAGATGATTCTGGTTTTGCTGGCAACTTTTTCTTAGAATCAAATGCCTCTTTTACTGCATACGCTTCTGTAGAAATACCAACAGGCTTTAAAGCAACAGCCGTTAAAGTCAATGGTTCTGCTGCAGATGCTATTGAAGTCTTTGAGATGCAAATTGACTCTAAGTCAGGAGTGAGCAAGGGTACGGGTAACGTAGGTACAGAGATTAACATAACAGATGTCACCAGCAGTACAACGAATTATTTGCTGTTGCAGGTAGCTAATGCTTCTGGCAACGAGATTCACGGTGGTTACGTAACAATAGCAGCAGTATAAGATGGCATTAAATACAAGAAAGCACGAGCCAATACACGACAAAACTGGAGATGAATTGGCACGTATCAAGGCAAACTTTGACAATGGCAAGCACCTTGAAATAATAGAGTTTGGCCCAGAGGCTGCAATTATCTATCAAATGCAGAAGATGCAAGAGGAGCTGGATTATCTCAGAACTGAGATTGCATTAAATAAAGCTAAAACTGGGATTACATCTAGTCAGGCAAGTGCCATCACAGCTAACACAGCTAAAACAAGCATGACCTTGGGTACAACAAAAAACACAGCTTTGGCAGGTAATACCAAACTGGTGGGCATTGGATCAAACACCACGCTTTCTTTTGGGGACTTGACTGAACCTAGCAGAGGTACGTATCAAATAACGTTGACCGCAACCAGCGGGCGAGTCTCAAAGTCGATTACTTTGACTCTTACGTAATTATTATATTTGTGCTGTGAGCAAAGAAGGATTGAGAAACAGAATTAAGCGCATGCTAAAAAAGCATGGGCTTTCTGGTGTAAATAAACCAAAACGCACACCCAACCATCCTAAAAAGTCACATATCGTTCTTGCCAAGCAAGGAAATAAAGTAAAGCTGATTCGTTATGGACAGCAAGGAGCTAAGACAGCAGGTAAGCCAAAGGCGGGGGAGAGTGATCGCATGAAAAAGAAAAGAGCTAGCTTTAAGGCTAGACATAGACGCAATATTGCTAAAGGAAAGATGAGCGCAGCTTTCTGGGCAAACAAATCAAAATGGTAAAATTATGCCACAAGGAGAAGGTACATACGGAAATCAAGTAGGAAGACCACGCAAAGCACATAAGGGAATGAGAGTTCTTAAAAAAGGTGGTTCTGTCAAGCTTGAGTTTTTAAAAGGTAAAAAGTCAGTAGAGGCCCCAAAGGGTTTTCACTGGATGCTTGACAAGGGAAGGTATTATCTCATGAAGGGGGATTATGCTCCACATCCAGGGGCTGTAAGAAAGGCTGAGTTTAGGCTTGTAAACCATCCAAAAGGGTAATGGCCAAAAAGTTTAACAAGAAGTACACCGCAGGCAGTAGCAATGTTGCCAGGCGTAAACAACTTATGTCTCAGATCGCAGCTATCTACAAGAAGTACAGGGGCACCAAGTCCAAAAGAAAAAGAAAAGGATTCCCACCAGCCGTTGCAGCGAGACTGAAGAAGCTAATGGCAGAAAGAGATAAGATATGATACTTTTAAAAGACGGCAAGACTAGGATTTTCTTAAAGGGGCTGGAGGCTTTAAGCTCAAAGGGCACACCTGAGTTTGCAGAGCCAGACAAAAAAGACTATGGCAAAAGAAAGCCAGGTGCTAAGCCTGTACGTCAAGTAGACCCAACAAAGACTATTCTTAAAAAGGGTGGTAAGATTAAAAGAAAGAAGAAGAAGAAGAAAGGTAAGAGCTTTGCAAACTTAACTGCAGCTCAAAAACAAGTCTATCGTAGAGGCCTTGCTGCGTACATGAGTTCTGGAAACAGACCCAAGGTGTCACAGCACGCATGGGCTATGGCTCGTGTAAAGTCTGCATTTGGAAAACGTGAGGCTGCTAAGATTGCTGCTGGGAAGGGCAAGAAAAAGAAGAAGAAATAATTATTATATTTGCGCAAACAACCACAACAAAATGGCTACTACAACCGTATCTCTTACGATCTCTAGTGGAGACCTCACTGGAGATTCTTTGTCGTTGAGCACGACCACCCAGCTTAAGAAGGCTGGAAACTCTACTGGCTTGGATCAAACGACGGGCGTTGCTCGCAAGTTTTTTGCTACAGCTCAGTCTAATACAACCCTTATTGCTGCTTCAGATTTCACAGCTGGAAAGGCTCACAAGGTCTACATCAAGAACACCTCAACCAGCAACTCTGAGTTTGTTAAAGTTGAAATGGGAGCATCTAACCTTTCCGTTGGTTTTCTTTACGGTGGTGACTTTCTGTTTATCCCCTACGATGGCGAAAACGACATTGACATTGATACATCTGATCCGTCGATGACCGTTGAGTTCCTCGTAATCTACGAAGCCTAATGGGTACTGTTAGAGCAAATCTAACAATCTCAAGCACTGACGTTATTGCTACGCCAGTCAATGTTTCTGCTGGCAAAAATTTTTCTGCCAATGCAGGCTTGGTTATGCGTGCTAAGGTAAAGGGTACATCCGCAGGCTCGGACGACCTGACAATCTACAAGGAAAACGACAAGAACGTTGCCGCATACTTGTTTGTTCGAAACCTGAACCAAGATCTTGAGAACTATATATACATTCATAACTCTACTGACTCTAACGCTGCGGTTGCGAAGATTGGTGGGGGTGAATTCTGTTACATCCCAGTCCCCTTTGACAAGACCTTCAAGGCGTATGGAACGCTTGCCGATCAGTTGATCGAGTTCATGGTCTTTGGAGAAGATGACTCAGACACAACTCTTGGATAATGGCTAATATTTCAAATCAAGGAGTAGCAAGCCAGGCGGCCTTTGGTCAGTTTGGTAGCACATTTTCTGTTACGGTTACCGAAACAATTAAACCTCCCGCTGGGATGGTTATTGTTGCTATTACGTTTTTGGGCGACACAACTCTTGACATTCTTACTGCTGAAAAGCAAGGCGCTATTGATGATGGTGGAGGGCTCAATAAGGATTCCTCTTTTAACCACACAAACGAGGGTGCGGCTTCTGCAGCGGCAAATGGAGAGCCTATCAATGACGACATTATTTTCCCAAAAGGGTTGACTGTCTACGGAAGATGGACTGAGGTTCGTGCAAAATCTGTTACTGCAAACACAGGGTACATTGCGTACTTCGCGCCCTGATATATACAAACAAAATTTAATTTAAATGGAAAACAACGTTTCAAAGATTGAGGTTCTGGACAGTCCAGAAGCTCTTCAGCAATCAATGGCTAATGATGTATCTCAAGGTGAAGAGCCACAGGTACAGGACAATGTCCCCCCTGCAGTTCCTCAGCCTGAGCCTACACCAGACCCACAGCCGCAAGTAGAGCAGCCTATGGAGTCTACGCCTTACGTAGATCCTGAGTCTGCTACTGAACCAGAAATAAATACGGAACAACCGCAATACAGCGAACAAGAAATTGAGAGTGCTGTCTTTTCTTTTTTGAGCGAGAGGCTTGGAAGAGAAGTAAGCTCAATCAATGACTTGAACTATGAAGCGGAAGCTCCACGCGCATTGGATGAGCGCATTGAAAGCATCGCTCGATTCGTCGAAGAGACGGGTAGAAAGCCAGAAGATTGGTTCGCATACCAGTCGTTGAACCCATCCGAGATGGATGACGTAACGGCAGTTAGAATCAACATGGCGTCTCAATACCCTAGTCTCACGCAAGATGAGATCAGCACGCTTGTCCAAAGCAAATACAAGCTCGACACTGACATGTTCTCAGAGGAAGAGGTCAGGCTGTCTCAGCTGCAACTCAAGATTGACGGCGCTGAAGCTAAGAACAAGATCAATGATCTTCGTGAAAGCTATAAAGCACCTGAACAAAAAGAGTCTGCACCTATAGACGCTGATGACTTTATTGACGCTGATTGGATTTCAAAGATGGAGCGTGAAGTAGATACTCTCACTGGGTTGGAGTTCGACCTCGGAGGAGATAAGTCTTTTACGTTCGCACTTGATGATTCATACAAGTCTGTTCTCAAGGAGAAGAATGCACAGCTAGAGCAATTTTTTGACCCATACGTCCGTGAGGATGGTAGCTGGGATTACGACACACTGTCTTCTCACAGAGCCCTTATTGATAATGTAGACACAATTGTTCAGTCTGCATATAGACAAGGACTCAGTGATGGACAGCGAAACGTTGTAACTACCGCAGCCAATGTGTCTGTCGATACACCTCAAACAGGAGATACGGGTCGAGAACAATCTCCGCTTGTATCTGGCCTAAAACAAATTATGGGTCAGGCAGGCAAAATGACTTTCAAAATCTAAACTAAGAAATTATGAGCTTAACAGCTGCAAATAGGGACAACGCTCCCTTTGATATTCAAGCCAACCCAGACAAGTATGCTGCGATTGGCGATCTCCTGAACGCTGCGGCGTCTACCGTTACTGATGTGCATGGTAAGCCAGATGTGTCTGAACTGTTGGTGCAAACCTACGGTGACCAAGGCATCACTGGCTTTTTGAAGTTGACTGGTGCAGTTACTTCTGCTGGTGCTTCTGACCAGTTGGAATTTTACGAAGTTGGTCGTCGCCACAAAAAGTACACCTATGCTTCTGATACTGACATTTCAGGTAACCAAGTCAGAATTGACGTTGACGGATTGACCTTTGACGATGGCGCTGGTGGAACTACCGCTGAAATTGATTTTGAAGCTGGTGATGTGTTCATGGATCTTGGAACAGGCGCAAGACTGTTCTTTGTTCAAAACGATAGCACTCACTTGTTGTTCAATCGCTTGGATGGTAAAAACGCATCTGGCACTAATGAAGTTGCAGCGGGAACTGGAGGTTCTTTGATCCACATTGGAAACATGTACTCACAGGGCTCTAATCAGCCAACTAAATTCACTCAGCCAGAGGTTAAGCGTCGCATTAACACTTACGCTATCACTAAGGACCGTTACCAAGTTAATGGGTCACAGGCTACCAATGTTGGTTACATCAACATCGGTAACGGTGACTACAGATGGTTTATGTACGGTGAGCAAGAAGCTCGTAAGCGTTTCGAAGATCGCCGCGAAATGATCATGTTGTTTGGTGAGTTGAATGATCACTCTGATGCCAACACCTTGGCGGTCTCTACTGATGGCTCTAACGGCAAGTTTGCTGGTACTGAAGGCTACATCACTGCTCTTCAAGACGGAGGTATCAACTGGGCTGACAGCGCAGGCATCGACTCTTTGTCTGACATCGACACCATCATTGCTGAGTTGGACGCTAACGGTGCTCCTTCTGAGTACGCTATGTACCTCGACAGAGATCAGTCTTTGAAGATTGACGACATGTTGGCTGCAGGTGTTGCTACACAGGTTACTGCTGGTCTCCCAGGTCAGTTCGGAGCCTTCAACAACAGCGCTGATTTGGCTGTTCAGTTGGGCTTTAAGAGCTTTACTCGTGGTGGCTACACTTTCCACAAGCACGACTTTAAGTTGCTGAACGATCCAACCTTGTTGGGTGGAGCTTCAGCTAACTTCTTCAAAGGCGTCATGTGCCCATTGACTACTGTTGCTGATGCCCGCACTGGTATTTCCGCTCCTGCATTGGAGATGAAGTACAAGGCTTCAAATGGCTACAGCAGAGAGATGGAGCACTGGGTAACTGGCGGCGGAATCATGGGTCACACCAACGGAGACAACGGTCAGGACGTTATGACGTTCCACTACCGTTCTGAGACTGCGTTGTTGACTCGTGCTCGTAACCAGCACGTCTTGATCACCAAGTCGTAATAACTAACCTGAAGTAAAGAGTGAGAGCCTTAGGGCTCTCGCTCTGATCTTCATAATATTTTTAATTATGGCAAACCTTATTGCGGCCTTTGCTGGCCAGACAAAAGAAAGTTCAGACATTGCAGTGACTGCTAGTTTTGGAAACCTGCTTGCCAACGTTAGCAGCGAAGTTTTTGAAATTCAAACAACAGTTGGTTCAGGCGTTACTGCTGATTGCACTCTTCCCGCGCCTAAGAAAATCACCAACGAGGATGGTGAGGTTCAAGTTGGAAGATTGCTGAGAATTACGCAAAAGACCAACGGTGGTTCAAGCGCGGACAATGACATTGTGTTCCCAGATGCTGCTGGGTCAAATATCACTTTGACTCAAGATGCTTCCGCTGAAAGCGTTTTGCTCTTGGCTGTTGAACAGGGATATCTCGTCATTGAGAAAAACTTCTAATTGTAATTGGGGGGGCGGGAAATAACTTTCCCCCCTCCCCTTTTATTTTAATTTTAATGAAAAAGTTTTTCCTGTTTAGAAGACAAGAGGTATCTAGATCAAGCACCTTTGCTTCAGACTCTGGCACTGGTGTAGATATCTTTGGTGTACCTGCCGACTTGCTTGCTTTCATGAGCGCAGAGCTTGGCAAGGTTAAGATTGTATTTAACAACGCTACCCCCTACGAAGATAACAACCTTGTCGACGGGGACTCTATGCAAAAGACATCAGTGACTGTGTCATGCACAGATGGAAAAGAAGCGGATGTCATTGAGTCTATCATGAGGTTTATTGGTAGTGAGGGGCCGAGGTTTAACATCATGAAGTTTGACGCTGTAGAAGGATTCTCTAACCTCGAAGGAGTAACCACAACAGGCATTACAGATGTCCTCTCACAGGTAAGAAAGACTCCAGTAGAAAGAATTACAGGAGAGTCTTCATCAAAAACATTTATTGGGGGGACTAGTGGTACGGCGTTTGGTTCACCCAACAGCATTCAGGGAATAGACTTTGGATCATCTTCCAATAAGCCAATCGTAGATTACAATGAGTCTGGCATTACTGTTTCTTCAGGAACCAGCATTAACGGATGGACAAACAGCGGTACTGGTGGCTCCACATATGACTCTACTACAAACGGAACCCCTACAAAACTTACCGCTGTAGGCAGGGATGGGAGTGGTGTCAACACTGTTGCAGCGGACGTAACAACGAGCCAGTACTTTATAATTGGAACAGAGCTAGAAGTTGCGGGACCTTTTACAACTTACATGGTTTTAGCTGATAATCCTTCTGCCATAATAACTCAAAAAGGCGGTAGGATTATGCATGGAAACATTTTTGGTGGCGCTGATGGCACTTCGTTTGGAATATTTGGATCTCTTCAAGACGCATCTCAAAATTTGTTTTCAGTAAGAGGAGATACCTTTACGGGTCTGCCAGCTCAGGCCCCTGGAAACGTGGCTCAACAAGAAACTGAAGACGATCTTATCAGAACGATTGATGTGTTTGTTTTTAGAAGAGATGAGTTTAACGTGATGTTTATTCACGATCATACTGGAGAAATAATATCTACGTTTGACCCAACTGACTTTGGAGTTGATAACCTTGTGTCAGATACTGCCTCTTTTTTTGGCTCTGTTAATGATTCAGGCAGGCAAGATGGAAACCTTGCCATCAAAAACTTTGGTGGGGCACCACTCTCACCTAACCCTAAATTTGCAGGCCACATTGCTAGGTTTGGGGTTATAAAAAACGACATAGGAACAGAACGCGCAGCCCGCTTAGCCACGGACTTGCACGACCTTTACAAACCAATATCTTAATTACATTTAATATGGCTGAACAAAAAAGACGGTCTCCTGGAAGACCTAAAAAAGTCCAGGCCCAAGACACTGACACCGCTGTTGCGGCACCTTCAACTCCTAAAATTAAGTGGGAGGAAAAACAGGACAGCAGAATGACTGCTGAAGAGTGGGTGACAGTACGATCAAAAAACCCTGTTGCTTTAATCATAAAGCAAAAAAATGTCACTGTTTACGACTCTGAAAAAGATAAGATTAGATCAATTCGATACTGCCCAAACGAAGACTCTATTTGGACTGAAGAGCAAAGTGAATTTGCAACGGTCGGAGCTATTATTTTTAGAAATGGTCGCCTTATTGTTCGATCTGATCAGCCAAACCTCAAAAAGTTTTTGAGAGCTCATCCTGGAAATGCAGCAAACGGTGGGTCAACTTTTAAGTTGCGCGATACTACAAAGAAAATTTCTCAAGAACTTGAGACAGAGTTTAAGGCAGCAGAGGTTGTATCAATGGTTCGAGACAAAGACATTCTAGACTTGGTTCCTGTTGCAATCTACTTTGGTGTAAACGTTGACGCTAAATCAAGCGAGATTCGACATAACCTTTTGCGTATTGCTAAGCGGGACCCCAAGGCCTTTATTGAATCCTTTGATTCGCCTCAGGTTCAGACTCGAGCACAGGTTCAGCAGGCCAATGACTTTGATATTATCAAAGTAAAGTCTGATGGTGTGTACTGGACTGACAGCAACACGCTTATTGTTTCTATTCCAGCAGGTATGGATGGGTATGATGTTATGACTCGATTCTGCCTAACAGAGAAAGGATCGCTAGTTCATGAGCGCATCAAAGAAGAGCTTGCAAAGCTCTAAGAGAGAGGCCCAAACGGGCCTCTTTTGTTTTTGTATATTTGCTTCATGATATCTGTAGTAGAAGTATTCAACGCCGTAAGGGATATGGCGAACCAGGATCAGAAGGGATTCGTCACGCCAGTTGTTTTTAATTCTTTTGCTGCTGCTGCACAGAGAAATGTTTTTGCTAAGATCTCAGACAAGATCGTGGCAGCAAAAGCTGCGAGGGCTAGGGGCATAGACCCATCTGACACAGACTCTGTTCTTATTAAGTATAAGAACTTTATGTCTAACTACGAAAGGACTGTCAACATCAGTCAGGGATCGCTTCTCTCTCCTGTAGATTCTACGGTGTTCGCTGAGGGAGACGTAGTAGAGACACAACCCTTTGCAAAGCCCAAGGATTGCTACAGTATTATTTCTATTTTTGACGGCGACTCTGACCTTGGGTACAAAAACTTTGAGCTGGTGTACAACACTAGAGATATGGCAAGGATTCTTAGAAGCAATCTTTCTGCCCCTACTCAAGAGTTTCCTGTAGCTCTCATCTCTAATAACATAGAGATATTCCCTGATGCAGCAAGTGTTTCTGAAACAATTAAAATGACGTACTACAGGATTCCTTCTTCTCGTACCATTTTAGGTTCCTCCTTGCCTGCAAACTCTGTTGACTTTCTTTCTTCTCCACGCATCTCTATGTCTGAGAACTCTGCTTTTGGTAGTGTTGTAGATCTTTCTTCGAGTAGAAACTTTGACCTGCCTCCAGACATGTTCCCTGAGCTCATGGAAGAGATAGTGAGCATGATTGGTATTAACCTCCGCGACCCATTCATGGTGAAAGTCGCACCTAAAGTAGTTAAGTAATGGCGTATGTAGATTACTCCACTAAGGGGATGGCTTATGTACCCCTTCGCCAGATAGTAGATGATTTTTTGTTGACAGTCGACGAAGACGACTACACTGCAAACGTATCAGATGTTACGGTTCGTAACCTCGCCTTGCGCGGAATTAGAGAGTTTGGGTTTGATGTCACCACTAGAGTCAAATCAGTAAAAAGGACTATTGAATCTAACGACACGATCACCCTGCCTGAAGACTTCGTGGGGCTTATCAAGGTTGGTATCGTAGACACAGACGGTGTGATCCGTGTGATGAGAGAAAACAAGAACATTAACTTCTCTCAAAAGATTATTGCCGACAGAACAGGAGGACCTCTTCAAGACTCAGAAGGCTATGTGGATGGTGCTAATAACGACGTCACGCCTCCGCTTATGATTCAGCAGAACGCTGATCTCATACAGAACAGAGAGGATAGCAAGGGCTCCACGGCAGGTCAAACGGGCAGCAGCAGTGAGGAACTGAGAGAAGATATCTTTAGAAACTACTTGTATGAAAACACTCTCGGAGCTCTTTATGGCCTTGGAGGTGGGGTAGGTGTAGGAGAGTACAGACTCAACCTCGATCAATTCAGAATTGAAGTTGCAACCAATTCCAATACTACAGAGGTAATCATTGAGTACATATCTGATGAGGCAAGAAGCACTAACCCTTTGATTCATGTATATGCTGAAGAGGCCCTTAGAAGCTACGTATACTACAAGGTGTGTGAGCGTAAGCGCAACGTACCTGCCTCAGAGAAAGCAAGGTCTAGAGCGGAATACTACAATGAGAGAAGGAAGGCTAGAGCTAGAATGAACTCTATCAGTAAAGACGACATTCTTGGCGTGGTGAGAAAGAACTTTAAGCAAGCACCTAAGTACTAATGGCGGTAAACAAGGTCTATCCTAGATCGCTGTCTAAGTCTAAAGACGCTAGACTGCGCAAGAAAACTGAGATGCTCGATGCCCTTAATGTAAGGGTTGACGAGTCTAATGACGCACACCAAGGCGGCGACTCAGAAAACATAACGAATGGTGAGTCAGGCAATGCTGGTGTGTTGAAGCCCGTGCTTGGCAACACGCTTGTCGAGTTGAGGAGTGCCATTAATTCTGATGGTGACGATACTCCTTACAGTTTAATTGGCAGTGTTTCTGATGAGGCTCGCGGAAAGATATACTACTTTTTGTGGCACCAAAACCCAGTCAAGCACTCCGTCATTGTTTATGACGATGAAAGCGAAAAGATTTCTATTGTCCTTGAAAGTCAATATTTCAACTTTTATTACAACTCTTACGTTCAGGGGGCTGTAACTCATGCCTCAAGCGCAGAATACGGACAGGGTACTGGGGAGAAAACTTTTTTGTACTTTACGGACAATGCAAACGAACCACGATGCTTGGATGTTGATGCGTGTCTTTCAAACGAGAACTCAGGATATTCGGAAAATGAGAACATAGAGTTTATCTCTATGTGCCCCATCACTCCTACGCGCCCTATTCAAACGGAATTTGATTTCGATGCATCTCGCACTACTAGTAACTTCAGGAACTCTAGGGGTCTACAGTTTGCGTATCAGAATGTTTATAAGAACGGCACTGTTAGTGCTTTCTCTGTTTACTCAAAGCTTGCTGTTAACCCAGCATACTTGTTTCAAGGTGCCGACCCCACACCAGAAGTTGACGCCTACAACGTACTGAAAGTTAGAATCCCTACTCAAAACAATAATGTAGAATCTATAAGACTCTACGGAAGAGAGGGTAACGATGGCGCTTGGTTCTTTATTGATGACTTTGTTGAGTCAGAAACAGCTACTAGAAGAGATTGGAGTGGGCCTTTTGGAGGGCATTATACTCAGACTCAAGAGGGAACACCTGTTGTTCCTTTTACGTACAACACGTTTACTTTCTACAACGACAGGCTTGTATCGTATATTCCTGAAGACATAACATTCAAGCAGTTCGATAGCGTTCCAAAGTTGGCAGAAGCCCTCGCTATATCTAACGATAGGCTGTTTATGGGTAACTACGTAGAAGGCTACGACAAGCCTGAAGTATCAGCCAACCTATCATACTTGCCTCAATCTAGACCAGAAGACTTTCAGTCTATTGACCTTTCTCTTATCCCTGAGGTCAGAGTAATTGGAAACCAGTCAGGCGTTAAGAATAGGATTTCTGGTTACAGACTTGATATGTCTGGAGTTGCTGATGTTTTATCTTCAGGCTCTACACTTAACGTAAGTGTGTCTCTGAACCCAGATCAAAACATTCATCTTTACCAGTCAAAGGATAGTTTTCACTCCAGCAGGTTCGTAACTTTTAATGATCCTGACGACGCTACTCTTGTAAGAGATGTGTTTGATAATACTGGGAGTCAAGACATAAACTCAATTATGTCTTCGGAAGAATTCCATCCATCAAAGCAGTGTGCAGGAAAAGTAACAGGGACTAATAGAACATTTAAGGGTAGAGCCTTTACTGTAAAGGATATTGGTTGGGACCCTCTTGCATCTGTTGTTGACACTCAACAGAACTCACCTTCTGCTAGTTGGACTTCTGTGAATGGGGAGGTTGAAATTGCATACGGAACCTCTGCATCTAACCCGCTTATCCTTCAGGGTAAGCCTATGACGTTCTTCGTTAGGATATTCATAAACAATGATATATCAAAGTCTGATTTGTCTGGGCTGTTGGGCGACATACTATCAGGCAAGGAAGTTGTGCCCCCAAGAATAGACGTAAATCCTGGTCCAGGCCAGATTGTTAGCAATGATGTTTTGGTGCTAGACGTCAAGACATCTTCTTCGTATACAATAGATTGCGGTCTCAACAACTATGACTACATAAATAGAGGGTCTTCAAACAACAAAAAGATTTGTTTTGCAGTAGATAGGACTTTCGCTGAAAGTAACCCAGAGCTTATACCCCCTTGCGGATACTTTATCGTAAACAAAGCTGATATCACATTTGGCCTAGTAAACATCACGGAGTCAGACACGTTTGATAGTTCTAGAAAAAACGCCGCTGGTTCATTTGAGGATCAGCTGTTTACTGGCTCTCCGTCATCTCAAACTGACGACATATTTTTTGGTCTTGACGTAAGGGATATTGGTCAGGCTGAAGTATTTACATGTATCCCAGATATTAAGGGTGGGTATATGCATACAGCTAATGTTGGTGCATCAAAGCTTGATGATCTCTTCCTTTTTGGTGCAGCTCAAAATGTCCCTCGACCAGGAAGCAATAATATACGTGGGTGGGTTGTGTTGAGCAGAGGAACAGCGGCAGCTATTGTAAACCAAAGTATTAGCGGTTCTCAGCTTATTGACGCGATAACGCAGCAGCAATCTAAGATAGACGTACAGACAATGATTGATGGGTCGTACGCTGGAGGTCAATACGCTAATGAAGGGATAAACAGCCTTCCGTTCCGCATAGAGTTTGACCCTGGTGTTGTGGAATACAACATCGACACTAGCCCTTCCTTTGGAAACATAGAGAACGTTAGAAAAATTCTTGGGTATTTTAACCCACCAGGAAGAAGTGTGTCTTCCCCAGGGGCAGAAACTACTGCTGACGAGGGTCGAGGTGGATTAGACGTAGCGACAAGCACGGGTAGAATTATCTGCACTAGGCAAAGGATTGTTGAGGAGTTAGCAGTTCAATTTGGATCATCAACCAATATCATTGACGACGCTCAAGCCATATCAAAAAACCTGCTTGGCTACACCCTTGTTGATGGGGAGAGCGGGCCAGGATCAAACTCGTTTATTGGATCTATAAACTCGTCAATCCTTAGGGACGGCATACTCTACCACACTGCTGGTACGGGGGAAAAGCCTGGTACACCAAATGCCTTGGCAGGAATCACTGACCCATTTAATAACATTGGTGGTCTTAACGGAAACCTTTCCTTGGGTGGGTCTGTCAACACGGCGGCGCCTGGAGTTTCCTATGCACTCCCTCTTGGATACTACAACAATGTGTTTGAGTACTACATGGCCTATGTGCAGAATGGGGATTTAGGAGCAGATCCTTCTATTATACTCGACATCAACCCCAATACAGCCAATCTTAACGCATATGACGGAAGACTTGATGGGAATATTAGAAATGTTGGTGGGGCAAACATCAACTTTTCAGATTTTGCAGACAGTATAACCCAGAACGAGGACTTAGGAACGTATGTTATTGACGACATCATGGGCTGGTACAGGCAGACCATCCCAGCTGTAGAAATAACGCAGCAAATTTCGTTCTTACAAGAGGGTGGAGATGTTGCAGACAGGAAGTCTTTTAAGAGTAACGCAAACCACTCGTTTGGAATTGTATACTCAGACTTTTTTGGAAGGCAAAGTTCTGTGTTCCCCCTGGGGTCAGCATTTGTTCCTCCGTATGAATCTCAAGTAGGTGGCGATGGTGGTGCGGTAAGTATGCAGATTGACATCACATCTGCTCCTCCAGAGTGGGCTCACTCATATCAGATTGTTTACGGAGGTAACTCTACGTACAACAACTTTATACAGTACTCTGCTGGTGGGGCCTTTATTTCTCAAGTAGATCTGGCTGAAGTTAACGATGACTTGGGATTTGTATCTACGGGAAACATATATGTATCCCTGAACTACCTTCAGGAGAATAGCGATGTGTCATACGCCAAGGCTTTTGGGGCTAGACCATCTGATGGTTCAGATAGATTTTACGAGTATAGACCTGGCGATAAGCTCAGGATAATCTCTTACTACGAGGGTGGGTCTAGAATTTTTGCTAATAACCTCGTCTTTGATGTTGTAGGTACAGCTACTCTTGGTGACACTGAGGACAACCCCCTGCATTCTTCTCTTAATAGTACGCCAGTACCAAACTTCAAGCAGGGAAGCTTTGTTATACTTCGCAATAACCCAGCGGCAGTAGGGTTTAATGTCAACTCAATTAAAGATGGTGGCAACACCCTCCCATCTACGTCGTCTTTGTGGAACAACAGGTGTGTGTTTGAGCTTTATTCTCCCGCATCTTTGACTGATCTCGACGACACTGCTTTTTTTGAGATAGGAGAGTCTTACAAAATCCTGAAATCAATTACCACTGACTCAAGTGGGCAAGAGATAGCCACTGCTACCCACCAGTACAACCCTATGGTACTTACTGACGGTGATGTTTACTTTAGACGTCACGCCGTAAACTTGCCTTCTCTTAGTCAGGGTAGTTATCAAAGCATAATCAATGCTGAGGAGTCTTCGACCCCTTCGTTCTTCAACTACTATCTAGAGTCACCAACATTCAATGACAATGTTTTGCGTGCTGACCAGCATGATTACGGAAGGATCAAGGCCGTTGTTCCTAATGCATCTGAAGTTCGCAGATATTCTAGTATAATCTTCTCAGATCAAGACGATTACTCTGATGCGCAGTTAAGGCTTAATTCTTTTGACGCTACTAAGCAGCCATTTAAGGACGTGCCCAACTCTTACGGGAATATCTCTGCTATTCTTGATTACAACGACGCGCTGTTTATTTTTCAGCAAACAAAGACAAGCCTTATCCCTGTAAACAGGCAGATTATTTCTGATGTGTCAGGCAATGAGTCTATTATTGCCACGTCAAAAGTCCTTGGTAACCAAAGATACTGGGCGGGCGAGAACGGTTGCCACACAAACCCTGAGTCTATAGCTGTTGTTGGCAATACCATATACTGGGCCAACAGAAAAAGGGCAAAGGTCTACAAGTTCAACAACGCCAACGGCGTTAAGGCTATCTCCGACATGGGTATGGCATCGTACTTTACAAAGTTCTTTAATGATCTAAACGAAGGTGCGGGAGAACCAAGGGTTGTTGGGGGATATGACCCCAACTATGACGAGTATATCTTGTCTGCGTACAATCAACAGGTTATAGACTTCACTCCTGATATCATACCAGAGATTGACACGGGAACTGACGATGATTTTGGCTCTGATACCTTTGATGACCTTAACGAAGAGGTTACATCTGACGGCCTTACTGCTGAAGAAGAAGCTGCTCTTTTGGCAGATCTTGCTACAACGGAAGCTGATCTTGCTGCTGCGCTGCAAACCATCGCAGAATTGAATGCCCAGATAGCCGAACTGATAGCTCAACTAAACTCACAGGGAGACGGTGACGATGGGGTACTTCCTACTGGACTTAGTGATCTCGTAGAGGAAATAAACGACCTTAACAACGAGGCCAACAATCTTGAAAACTTTACGATTGAATCTATCAACCAGCAAGTAGCAGAGCACTTAATAACTCACGGACTAGCGAACGAAACTTTTTCTTTG